GAGGCTAGGCTGAAGCTTCTCTGATTTGTATTTGGCGTATGCCAACAATTCAGCGGTTTTAAGATCGGTAATTGCCCGGGCTTTTATCTCAGAAGAAAGTCCTATTAAGTTCACTAATCTTAAAAGCTTACCTTGCAAGCCGTCCAAGTCATCTTTGTCGACTTCAAGTTCAATAGCTGATCTGATTGTTGCCGCCTTTTGGTTAAATGTTAAATCTTTTTCCATCTTGATTCTTGGAAATTATCTCTTTCAACTCTTAATCTTGTGGCCTCAACACACTCTGAAACATCTTGCGGTATTGAATGATAACCCATAATAGGCATATACTGTTCAAGTTTCGATATGTGTTCCTTTGCTTCAGTTTCAGTTAGCTTGAATGCGTTCATTTCATACCAATATTTTTCTTCTGGTGAAATCAAGGCCACCGAGATCATATAACAAAGTCTCCTATAAGTGGTTTCATTTTGCTGATCCGTTAGTATATCCAGGAAATCCATTCAAGCGTTTTTTAATTGCTTCAATTGCCTTTTTATAGTTTTCTGCATTCTGCTCCTTTTTCCAGTTGTCTGGATGTAGTTTAGTGGCTTCAGGATCATTACTGAAGATAACATATTCATTGTATAGCGAAATATATTCAGCGTGCAGTTCGTCTATGTCAGTAGTTATAATTTCTGGTTCCTGTGGCACATTGTTCGATTGCTGCATTTCATCGTTCGTGTACAATCCACTTAAGTCTTGTGGGTATGCTTTTCGTAACGCCAGAGCTTCAGCTACTTTTGATAACATGGTGTGAGGCATCTTTTTCCACATATGATCCTGTCCGGATTGCGGCACATACTCACTCCAATAAGCCACGCCTACAGCCGCCTGATACCTGATATCGCCACGAAATTTGTATACACGAACCTTGCAGCACAATAAATTACCATTCTCATCGTTTAAAAATTCTGGCTCGTCTTGCCCTCCATAATCCCCCGATCTTTCAGCAATAACTCGGAAGCCATCAATTGATGTTTGTATAGTCATTTTGCTTCCTTGGTTTTTGTCGTAGCGATGGATGCAATATATTTGCCTGGTAAGAGGATCTAGTCCGGTACGTTTAGCCTGGTATAAAAACAATTGCAATTCATCAATAGTGGCCTTTGGCGCTATTTGCTTTTTAATAAGTGTTACCTGCTCATCTGTGAAAGTGATTCTTTCAGTTGTAGTAGTTAATAGTTGGCTCATATCTCAATGGTTAATATTTTGGCATCCCAATATTCCGCGAATAACTCGAAGTCTTTGGAAGTATCGAATATAGATTCGTAATATTTTGTAATTCCATTTAGTGTAATGTAGCGTATCATTTTTTAATTTTGAATTATCCTTTCTTGTGCCTCAACTTGAATTTTAGCGTTAGCAATTTGAGTGATTAGCAAATCTATATCTTCTCGTTCAGAATCCGTAACAGTCTTTAATTCAAGTTTGCAGTACATCATTAGTTCACCGTATAGACTTAATTGCTCTTTGGTAAAATCTGTTAGCTTAGTGATCTTCATTTGCTTTGCTGGTTATAGTAGTTGATGCCTTTGATCGGTTCAATCAGATTTGCATACACCTCATTCAAATCCAGTGTCTGTATTGCGTGCAACAATTCCGCCCTCCATAGCTTACAATTATGCAGGATGTCACCATCTACTATTTCAGCGGTCTTTATCTTATGAATCCATTCATCCAGTTCCAAAAGAACCTTCTTGCACACCGGTATAGTCCAATCCCAAGAGGTGTGATATTTAAGTTCATTGGCTTTAATGCAATGTATAATACGGCTTGACTTTTGAAAGTCATACCATTTCACGCCTTTATCTTCGATAACTGGCATGTCCATAAACCTTGCAATGATCTCGTTATTGTATATAGTGTTCATATCAATTCTGGTTTAGTGAAGGAACCGCCAAATTTCTCTTGCCATTCGTACACCTGCTCAAATCCAACCTCATTTTGAAGAAACTCGATGAAGTCATAATATTCTTGAGTCATAATAAAATTAGCCTTATCAGTTTCTAAAAGAGGCGGTCGGCTTACTCTATCCCAGTCAGTAACGTTATTCATAGTGTTCATAAGGGTTTAAGAGCTTGTAATTCTTTTTTGATTTCTATAACCGTTGATTCATGCACGTAATCCGCACAGTTTAAGGCCTGAATAACAAGCTCCCTCAGTCTTTGATTATCTTCTTTTAATTCTTGATTTCCGGTAGTAGCTAAAGCATGATGCTTTTTCCTGATAAGTAGATCAGGAACAACACAACGAACACGATGAAGGTGATGATCTTTTTCATGACTGTAATCGTTTGATCTTCTCCTCCAGAATGATGTTGTATTCAAGAGTACGAGCGAGCTCCAACGCAAGCTCAGTTGGTTGAATCTCTCGCACCAAATCAAAATGCTTTACTCTGCCTTCGAATCCGTTTTCCCATTGTACCCGACAAATGAATTCGCATGATGGATAAGGGATCGGAACAGCGTCAATACTCTGACCTAATTCGTTCTTGATCTCTACCAATTTTCCGTTGAGAACGGTATCTCTGAGGCGCACTCTCGAGCCGATTTTTAGTTGTGTGATCATAGTTGGCTTGATGTTTGGTAAGTGAAGCGGCAATAAGAAAGGCCAGCCGCCTGAAGCAGCTGACCTTCTTGTTTACCTCTACAATGGGACATCAATTCGCGGTTGACATGACCAGCAACTGTAGGAAAGGTGTCGTTAAAGTCTTGAATGTTTTTTTCCGTGTGGGGAGTTGCCTTCATAATGTCAGTGCGAATTGATAGGATGAAGTAAAACAAAACTTTACAAAACGACAAATAAAATGCCATAGTGTTTACGCTCTGAAATTCTTTTCTAAGCATTTCTTTTTGTCTTTGCTGATAAACCGAATAAAGATTATTACAGGTCTTACAGGTTACATGTTCAATTCTATCCGTTGATGGACTGTCTGTTTCAACAAGTCCACATAGTGTGGGGCCTGAATACTCATGGTTATGTGACTCATTAGTCCTTTCAATCTCTGCGAAATGCATTTTCATATGTTTTTATAAAAGCCCTCAATAACTCGTAAAGAGGGCGTTGATGTTCAACTTTAATCTCTATCAAGTGGAAGTTTAAGCCACTTCATTTTCTTCTGATTGATCTTCACGGCTACTACATCCGTTACCCATTTCTTTTCGTCAAAGTCGTACCATCCGACCACGAACTTTTTACGCATACCATCGATGTCTATTAAAACATCTTCTGAAAAGCCATCACCAGTATTTTCAGGTAATTGATGACTTTCGAAAGCGGGCCAACCATCTAGAATGTTCATCGTACTGACCCCTCGTTCGTTGCTAAATCCTTCACTTCAGGATTACCTATAAATTCAGTTCGGCAGTTGTGGCAGAAATCACACCATGCATTAAAGAACGCGGCTGAATAATTGTAAGGGTTGGCAGACTCCATAGCATAACTATGGCGATCAATTGAAACTTTTATGATCTGCTTTGTGCCTTTCATGTACTCATAATTGAACCAGTTATCACTGTGCGTGAACTTTACCTCATAACCGTCTTTTTCAAGGTCAGCAGGTAATGTTCTACCATTTGTAAAGCAACCCCACATAGACATCTGTAGTGCTTTAAGAGAAATGTTAATTGAGATATTCATATCATTTGTTGTTCAGTTGTCCGCTGTCCCCCGGTTTAGTTTTCATAGTAGGTGTTGTATAATAGTGTTCTGTCATGAGGGGTTAACGATTCGCTCTTCTTGAAGCCTTTGCCATTTCAAGTCTGCGTTTACGCTTCTTCCATTTCTTGTCAGACATTGTGAATTGTTTTGGACTCGAAACCTCATAACTTGTCAATGAAATATCCGGATCATCCATTATTGTAGCTGTGATAATTGCCATCGATTTTACTTTGTCAATAAGTTTCATATGGGTGTTTCTTTTTATTCTGTCATTTGGGTTATTTCGCGAACATTAAAATGTAACTGATGCTGGTGAAATGAGTAAGCAGCAACTGACACTCAACCCAAACAGGTATTTCCTCACCTGAATAGTGACACAGTAAAACATAGTTGATTAATTCGTCTAGTTTCAGTTTATCATTATCTGTAGTCATAGACATGTTTTTATATCTTAGTTCCAGCACATTCGAAGTTGACATTTAATCCAATCGTCCATATAATAGACTCTCGCACGCTTTCATCCATTGATTCATCGGTCATATAATATAACCCTTGAGGTTTGTAAGAGTATTTTACAACTCTTCTCTGACCATCATCCCAATAGTATTCCAGTGATACGCTGATCCTGAAGTCATTTCCAGCATCGTCTTCAATGGTGTCGGTGTAGTGCTCTTGTTGAAAATATAATGCAGGATCAGGCCTGTAAGTTATGTTGTTCGGGTCGTGTAAGTCTCTGTTGGTTTCCATAGCGTGTTACTGATCTTTAAATCTTGCTACCGTGTAGTCCAACTGTAAGCAACTGCGGTAAGTTAATACCGTCAGCAGTAAACCAGGTCTTTTATGCTGGCCTCTCCAAGTTATTGTTTTGTGGATCTGCTTTTGTAAGTGAGTCATAGCGTTTCATTTTTATTCCACGTGTGGCCGCTGGTGAACTTATCCGTGAGTCCAGCGGCCAGCGTGGATTATGACAATGGGTTGGTACGTGCGTATTCCTTAAACTGTTGAATTCTGTATCGAGCATCTTGTGAATTATTCTCGATATAAGAACATTCTTTGTTCCTTGTTCCGCGATACATCATTGTGCCGGGAGTAATCTTTGCAAAGTACAAGCCGTTAACTTGTTCCAGTGTGATTGTATAACCGTTAATTTGCTCTGATCGTGTCATGTTTTTATCTCAGTTTAAGACCCTGTTCGATAATTTGACCTTGTAACCAGTTAATGCCACGAGCGGCAAAAAATCCACGTCTCCAGCATTCACTTTTACCAGTTTTATAATCTACTCTTATTTCAGTCTCTGAATAAGCAGAATTTCTGATTATTGCGTTTGCGAGGATTGCGGTGCTTTGTGTTTTCATAGTGTAGTGCGTTTGATGAATCAAAGGTAATAATAATTTAATTACTGTCAATACTTACCAGTAAAAATATTTTAATTATTTTTTATTAGGATACTTCAAAGTAATTTAACTACCTTTGAACTATGAAAGGAAGAAAACCAATATACCAGCCAGAAGGCCTTGAAATAGGCGAAAAAATTCAATTAAAAGGCAATAGCAAGGGTTTTGCGAATCAGTATGCATATCAGTTCAGGCGTAAACACCCTGGTAAAATCTTTAAAAAGATTACCGAGAACGGGAAAATATATATAGAACGAATAGCATAGAGATATACACTTTAGCGAGTAAGAAATGATGACGCGTAAACAATTATATAAAGCTCTTTCCTGTCACAAGTATGTTGCCGCTAGATGGGATGATGGTGATGTCACTGGTGTTAATTGTACGGTCGCTTTTATTGGGTTTGAAATCACTTCCAACAGACAATAAACGGACGCGTATTGTAAGCTTCAGACCGATATCATTTCAGGAGTACATACGGATTAAAATTCCATTCAAATGACTTCAAAAGAATATCAGGAATTAATTAAAAGTAAGAAGGTGCCCGAACCGGTACTTGAGTTTGGCAAGCTTACAACAAAAGATGCGCTAAAAGCTATGGGTGCCTACTTCGATCTTGACAGTAAGAAGGTAAGTTTCTGGATCAGGCAGATGGAATTAAACGGTAAGATATGAGCTACTACAAATTCGCTGTACGTAAATCACCTGTAACCGATCGGCAAAAAGCTATCCGTAAACTGGATGATATTTTTTCTGAGTATATCCGGATACGCGATTGTGATTCAAATGGAATGGTAACATGTATTACCTGCCCTGATTATCAACACTGGACAGACATGGATTGCGGACACTTCGTCAAACGTGGAAATTCATCAGTAAGATGGGAACTGCAAAACGCCCACGGGCAATGCCGCCTATGTAATTCAACGCATGACGGTAGAGAAGATGAACATGCTAAAGCTATCGACAGATTGTACGGAGAAGGAACAGCAGAGAAACTACGCAAGCGCGGAGCGGAGGATGAAAAGTTTATGATCCATGATCTTGAAGGCATGTACCAAGAATTAAGGAAAGAAGTCAAAGCATTGAAAGACGAAAAGTTTAAGTAAAACTACTTTATAATAAAAAGGTTCCTATGGGAAAAGAGATTAAAGAAGTACCCTGGCATTTGTACATGGATTGCAATTGCAAGGTTACGACAACGGAATACGGAGTACAAGGCCCTCCAAAATCATTCATGGGATCAATACACGGTGTTTACTATGACCGATGGACTACTGACGCAATGGAGCTTTCTATTCAGGTAATGACAGAGCATGGAGGCCGATGGGCTTATAAACCTGATCAAGTGCAATTGGTATTACGCCCACTATCAGACCTTACGGAAGAAGAAAAAATCGATTTATACAAAATTGTTAGGATGCCATGCCCCCCTTTTATAGAACCTGATTATGATGATCCAAAGGTAAAAAAGGAAATGGTCATGTGGGCAGAGATGCTTGTGTCTCCTGCTTTTGGATTGAATTTAAAGCCAGATCAGTTTATCTACCTACTCTCCAGGCACTGCGATCTTTTTGGACTCATAGACTCAGGTCAGGCAATAGACCTATCAACACTAGAAGGTAAAGACATTATCTCTTAACCCCCACTATGAAAGAATAAAAAACTAAAGCTATGAGATACATAATACGATTTTTGGGTCTTAGATTCTGGGTTACTCAGCACCAATGGGGCCGCAGGTTATTTGGAGGACGTTGGTATTTGATAGAGACTGGTTTGCCTATGTCTTCATTTTGGACAGATAAGCAGGTAACAAGTTGTCAGGCCGTAATACGTGAAATAGAAATATACCCTACATCACTCTAACCCCCATAGAAAGGAGGACAAAAGAATATGAAACCGATAGATGTAAAGATTACACGGGCCGAGAAAAGAGGCCGTAGGATAATTGTAGTATTTGAAAGTGACCTGTATAGCGATGAAGTGTTTGCTGTTACACCTTTTTATGATGAGGGTGACGCTAAAAATCAATTGCAATGCATCAGATTTGACTTAAACATAACCGAGCAATCCGGTCAGGTCAAGGCTCAGGTGGGGTTTGCCAACTCGTTATCTCATTTTACCAAGGGACATTCTCAGCTTCATTATCCAATAAACACATTCTTCCTTGATAAGAAAGATTGCGCTCGGAACTGGTTTCTAACAGAAAAGCAGGAATATTTTACCGATGAAAGGATAGATCAAATACTTAAGCTATGGGAAGCTGATCCTAAGTTTCATGAAGAACTAATAGACATTACAAGGAGGAGAAGACATTCTTTTAGAGTTGATAGGCTTAACACAGCAAAATTAAGGCACCAAAAAGCCTTACTAGAATTAGAGGAAGCAATGAGTGAATTATTGCCATAATCTAATAGAGTAAGTAATAAAGTAAACATAGCTATGGAAAAGTGTCCTAAATGTCGTACCACGGATTGGAGTAACTGTCATTCGATGCGTTGCCCGATGAGAAAACTAGAGCCTGAATCTCCCTTAGAATCAAAAGAGGTTAAGAGCGCGGAAGACTTTTTCAAAGAAAGACATGCTACCGAGCATTGGGATAAACATGATAAGAAAATACATCGATACGATTATTATGACATGGTTGATTTCGCAAGTCAATACGCTAGTCAATTCAAGCATACCAATGAGTGGGTAAGTGTGAAAGAGCCAGACTTTAAAGCCTTAGCAAAAGAAAAATTAGACCTAATTCTAACGAATTGGAAGCTTGGCGAGCAGGCTCAAATATATGCGCTCGTAGCATTAGAGCAAGCATTCCGACAAGGGTTCAGATTAGGGAAAGAGCAGGCAAATAGGAGTAAATTATAACAACCAATAGGATATGATAGATAACATAACAACGTTTAGGATTCAACTTGATGTAGCTGCACAGAAGGTCATTCATCAGTTCATGATCAACAACGACCATATAGAAGAACAGCTTCGTAATGCTATTCAAAAGACAGTGGAGGAATTTGATTTTGAAGCTGAGATCAGGGTAATAGCTACTGAACAGTTGCGTAAAGCCGTAAGGGACGCCATGAGCTACGGAGAGCTTCAAAAGAAAGTTCAGGAAGTAGCTGGTAAAATTTATGCTGACTTAATTGAAAAAGAATTTGCTAAATACAAATGAAATGCACTAAGACATACTACCACAAAGGAAGATTTCTTTTCTTACCAGGGGATCAATGGCCGGAGAAGCCAGAGCATGTAAACGTTTGTCGCCTTCAGTGCGGCCAATGGCTTTGTGCCTGCCAGCTATATGTGGATCAGGTCAATGAATACCTACAACACATGTCCTCAGCACTCGACCAAGCTAAACCGTTCGAAGATCAGGATGAAATTTCAGTCATTGTTGCCGATACTGGTTCAGGCCCTTTTGATGAAGTCCTCTATACCATACCAGAAATTGACGTAGAATGGCATTGGGTTAATCCCTGTATTCCTGAAAGAAGATGTTTGAAGGACATTGAAAACCCATGTAAGCAAAACTGTGAGAAACAATATCTGACTGCTCGTATCGCCCGTATAATTCCACAGGAAGAAAGCAAGAATGACATACTGTTGGTAAGCTCAACAAATAATGACACCAGCAATCCACAGCCTATCAATTTCCCTGAAAGCAAGGAAGAGCAGGAGGAGCTTTGGAATGAATTAATGGACGAATGGAGAGAGGCTTCTGAAAGACTTTCAGGAGAAAGGACGTTAGAGTATATGAAAAAGAAATTCACCATAACTCGTAAGTAAACCAATGGAGACAGACAAGTTAATTTTTGATGATGTGTACAAATTCTTAGCAAAGGAATTTGAGGGCGGTCTATTCGTCAATGTATATATTTCTGGTGGCGATTTCTTAGGCGAATTAAGTGTAGTAAAAGATTATTACACTTGTCTAGATGGTGAGGTATACCTTCTGGAAGATGGCAGAAAAAACAAATCTAATGATGATCTTATGCATCTCAGAACTCAATGTTTCCGGGTTGGTGATTATGATCCAAAGCAACGGTATAAGCGAGTCATCAAATATATGTCGTTTAAAGAGTTAGAAATAAATTTAAACTTAAATGGAGACAGACAATAACAAACATACTAAGCCGGATTTGATTGACGAATTGTGTTCATTCCGACTTTCTTACACTTTTGAGGGCCCTGATTATGATTCAGGCATCTCGTTACTTGATCATCTGACCCCAGATGAAGATGAGGATATTTCGAGAGGGCGTGATGAAATTAGTTTCCTTGCTGAACACATTGAGGAAACATTTATACTACCTCTACAGAAAGAGAATGAAGTTCTAAATGAAAAGAACGAATTACTGAACAATGAAGTAGAGATTCAAAGAGGGTCTATAAGACAATGGAAAGAAGAAAATCAACTTTTAAAGAAAGAGAATGCAGAATTGAAGAAGAATTACGGGATTGTTCATGAATTGCTCCCGGTTATGCACGCTGATGGAGGTCACTATGTAGAGAAGCATGGTTTGGAAAAGGCCACTGAGGATGCAATAAATATTTATTACCAACTCCGATCAGACAAAGAAGAACTACTACAGGCTTTGAAGGAAGCTGATACATTAATCAGGGACGGTCTGCCGAACCGTTGTTTAAGAGAGTACGAAATCAAGTTTTGTGATCATCGAAACGGGTCTGGCAACAAGTGCCTTGAATGCTATAGCTTTAAGGAACTAATCAATAAACATACTCCAAAGCCTTAGCCAGAGCAGGTTTTTAAAGAATTTTTTAACTATATTTACTCACATGGGAGCAGGAAGACCTACAGATTATAACGATCAGGTATTAAAAGATTCTTTTGGGTACATTCAAAGCTGTGAAGACTCATATATAACTGTTGGTGAGGCAGTTATAAAGAAAGTTAGCGTTCCAACAATAGAAGGATTAGCGATGTATCTGGAAGTGTCTCGATCAACGATATACACATGGCAAAAAGAACACCCTGAATTTCTGGACATTATTGAAACCTTGTTGCAAAAACAGATCACTGCTTTGATCAACAATGGACTCGCAGGAAACTATAATTCAACCATTGCAAAAGTCCTTTTAGCCAAACATGGATATACCGACAAACAGGAAATAGACCAGAAAACAGAACATTCAGGTTCAATAACCCACAAAATAGACCATTCAAAATTATCTGATGAAGCCCTCAGAGAAATTGCTAAACTCGATCAGCCCGAAACTAGCCAAGATTGAATTAGCAAGGCGTCATTTCGCTGATTTTGTATCCTACACAAAGCCTGATTACCAGTTTAACTGGCACCATATATTACTCTGCGATAAGCTGGACCAGTTTGCTAAGGGGAAAATAAATAAGTTAATGGTATTCATGCCTCCTCAACATGGTAAAAGTCAATTAACAACCAGGCATTACCCATCCTACATGCTTGGATTAAAACCAGCTACAAAGATTTCGGTTTGCTCATACTCAGCCACGCTGGCACAGGCATTCAACCGTGATATTCAGCGAATAATTGATGATTTGCCATACCATGATATATTTCCGGAAACACTCCTAAACTCATCAAACGTAACCACGGATGCCCATGGTGCATATCTTCGCAACTCCGACATATTCGAAACTCTTAAATTCAGGGGATTCGTTAAAACAGTTGGCGTTGGCGGATCACTGACCGGCACCCCGATAGACATCGGCATCATTGACGACCCGTTCAAAGACCGAGAGGAGGCGATGTCGATACGGATCAGGGATAAAGTGTATTCATGGTACACAGATGTGTTTAAAACCCGCCTGCACAATACATCTCAAGAGCTTATAATTATGACTCGGTGGCACGAAGATGACCTTGCGGGCCGTATTTTAAAGACCGAGAACGATTGGGAGGTGATCACATTCCAAGCAATCAAGGAAAGAGATATTCCAGGAGATCCCCGGGCAATAGGTGAAGCCCTTTGGCCAGATAAACACAGCCTGGAAAGGATATTGGCCATTAAAGAAACCAGTCCCTTTACCTTTTCAAGCCTTTATCAGCAGGAGCCCAAGCCCTCTACCGATGCTTTAGTATTCCCGGAATGGAGCGAATACGATCAGGAACCGGACATAGCCCCGATTTACGGCCTTGATTTCGGGTTCAGTAATGACCCTAGCGCCATAATTCAGGTTAAAATTCACAAACAAGACATGTATTTGCGGGAGATGCTGTATAAAAAAGGACTAACAACTCCAGATCTGGATCAGAACATGAGGTTTGTTATGCCGCAGTGGGCGCGCATCGCTGCTGACAGCGCAGACCCGCGCACTATTGAAGACCTCAGACGCAAGGGCTGGAACATTGTCCCCTCAGTAAAAGGCCCAGACTCAGTTATCAATGGTATAAATTGGATCAAGGGCTTCAAGCTGCATGTGCATAAAGACAGCCATAATCTGAAAAACGAGCTTTTTAACTATCAATGGCTGATGTACGGAGGCAAACCGACAAACAGCCCCATAGACTCCTATAACCACCTGATTGACTCAGCGCGCTATACGAAGACGTTATACAAAGTAAACACCGGCTTAAAATACAGTTTCCATAAATCATAAAAATATTTTTATTTTGATTTGTGTAACAAGAAGGCCTTAAAAGGCGACTAGCTAAAGATTGAAAAGGAACTTGAAAAGGTTCGCGGGTGCAGCCCACTGACTCACAATTATGTATAGAAAAGCGGGGAATTCTATACATGTTAGAGCAACATATAAAATAATTATACATAATATGAAGGTTGAGCTTTTTAGTTTTTGGAATGATCGTGAATATTGTCAGTGGTGGATTGTCATTTTAGACATTACGTTTTATGGTAGAGATTCAAATAAAAATTACTGCCTTTTTAACATTCAGAAGGATCGATACAGGTGGATTGTAGAGATTCTATTCATCCGATGGGATTTGTTGTGCAGGAAGCTTAAAAAATGAAAGCTAAACCCACCCACGGAGGCAAGCGTAAAGGAGCCGGAAGGCCAAAAAAGGAACCCACTAAAATATTAAGGGTTCCTGCATCTATAATCCCAAAGGTTAAAAAACTGATTCATGATCACATTCAAAATCAAAAATAAAAGCTATAACCTACCATCATCATGGTACGATTTCAGCTTCGACCTATACATGCGGTATTTGAAAGAAATCAAAGAAACAGACGATTCTTTGAAAATCATTTGTCTCCTTGCTTCTGTGGATTACGAAATTCTTAAAAACGCCACGGTTAAAGGCGCTGATAATATAATTCGGTGTCTGTCGTTCTTGTCCAATGCTCCAAAGTTTGACGGTGTAACCGACCACATCGGCCCATATAAGCTGCCGATAAACCACAAAGGTCAGTTCGATATTCAGTTTGAAAGCTTGGGCCAGTTCGAAGATATGCGCGGCATTGTAAAGAGCATACCCCAAGGCAATGCAATTGAACTATTGGAAGCTTATCCGAAGTTCTGCGCGCTGTATCTCCAAAAGATCAGAGACGGTGAATACAACTACGGTAATGCAATGGAAATGGTGAATGAGGTTAGGTCATACCCATTGTCGGACATATTAATTGCAGGAAGTTTTTTTTTGCTAAGTTCAACGAACTCACCGATTGGCACTCGAACCAGCTCCCACCAACAGAAGAAGACCCGCAAGCGGAGGAAGCAGGATGGTCGCAATTCCTCCAAACGTTCGGCTCGTACGCGCAAATAGACCGCGTTTCCAGAAAGATAAATATTCCGGAAGATGAGCTTTACAAATGGTCGGCTAAAAGGTTTTGGTTCAAACACCTGTATCTTGCTTGGGAGTCACATAACGAATCCAAGTATTATAAATTGATTATGAACAAGAAATGAGTGATATTTGATTTCGTGAAAGGGCATGAATCAATCCACACTCTAATTAAAGACACCGCACAAAGCCTTGCGGACAATGTTGAATTCGCTTATGAAACCCCCGCTGGATTTGACCAGATCAGAAACCAACGCTATCCATTCGTTGTGTTAGACCCGCCCAGGGCAGTACCTGGATACACTGTTAATAACGTTTCAAATTACTCTAAAATCTGGCTTATCCAGATGGCTTTCTACGCTGCTGATAAAGCGGCTGCAACTGGCAATGAGTCTGCTAAAATCCTTGACGACATGGACGCATTCGTGGACGACTTCATTAACAAGCTAAACTTTTATTCCGATCAGGCCAGTGATATTGTTTTAACCTCATTCAGTCAGGAGCCGTTTATTAAAAGTACGGCCAATATTCTAACAGGCTACATCCTTACATTTCAAATGCAGGTGCCGGATAATTTTGATTATTGTAAAATTGAATGCTGATGAACGCTGAGATATTTACCATATTGCAAAACGCAGGCACCAGCGCAATACAGCAGATCAGAAACAACATGTCGGCAACCGGCACCAATTCGACCGGTAAAAGCTCAAAGTCATTAACATACGAAATTGAGGAAAAAGGAACCTCTATATTTTTGAGGGTGTTGGGCCGTGAATACTTTGCCGTAGTGGAAACTGGAAGACGGCCTACCCCTCAATACACCAAACCCTCGCGGGAGTTCGTTCAATCCATTAAAGAATGGGCGCAAGCCAAAGGCAAACCAGAAGGATCAGCATATGCGATAGCTAAGTCTATTCACCAGAAAGGCACCAAGCTATTTCGTGAAGGCGGTCGTAGGGATGTATACTCAAACGTGGAACAGAGCTTAGTTGATCAGGTTGGTAAAGACCTACTTGATAAATACGCCAATTTGTTTTTAGTTGAAGCAGTGCAAATTTTAGATAATGGCAATAACCGTAATCAGTAGACCAATAGGCAACAAACTCAACACCTCATTAGTGGATGGGGTTATTGTCGATGACGGTACAGGCGATGCGAGAGTATACGTAGCCAGCGGCCACGGGCTTCAGGATGGTGATTACGTTTACATAATCTCAAACTTTGATTCATACAACGGGTTTAAATACGTTGACTCTACGGCTTACGATTACTTCAAAATAAAAAATAGCTCGGGCGAGGACTTCGTTAGATTCGTTCAGGAATCAGACATAGAGTTTTATGTATCCGCGCTGAACCACGGCTGGCAGTGCGTGCACTTACCCATCGTTTATGAGCTTGAGTCGTCATTATTCCCAAACAACACAGCCGACACGGAGCGTAAAATAACGGCCGTAACTGATTCAAACGGATATTGTAATATTACTGTAGACGGAGATATTAAGGCGACAGGATCAGCAGCAGAACTTGAGTACATATCAATTGACGGTGTAAGCATTGAGGGTGTTAACGGGGTTTATCAGATCATAGACTACATATCAGATACAAACTTTGTTATTGACTTAGCCTACTCATCAGCCGTTGACGGAGACCTAACTATAAACGGATACGCGCATTATTATTACAATAACTATCACTTCCGGGTCAGAGTTTATGCTGGCTTGACTGCGGCCCATCGATGGGAGGATGAAAAACCTTATGAACTTGCCGGTGAGTTGAAGTTGATTCCCGATGATAACAATCGCGCCAAATTTTCAATATCAGAAATACTTAAAGGGTACATAAATTTAAGAAACAATCTTACGCTTGATACCCTTCCGAATAATCTTGATTTCTACACACAGTTTTATATCTCGTACAGTGAGAATTATGATGACAGCGATGGCACGACAATAACAATAAGCGAAGGCGCATTTACTTCAGACCAGGCCAATTTCGAAGGCCACGCCATTAACGCTATGCTGCCTTTCAAATCACAAAACATTTCATTTCTGTCTGATTACCTTAATGAGGATGACTTACTAGCACAGTGGCTAACGGTGATGGATAGGCCAGTAATGGTTATCGGCAGGTTCTTTGATTTATCATTCATAAATCAGTACAACGGAACCGACATACATGTGGTGGTGAATAAAAGACTTAACGGGCTATTGCAAAACGTTGAAGTTATCATACTTGAAAACCCAGGTACAGGAATATTAAGAGTTCCGTTTATTCCGGAAAGCGGATACGATGAATATTGCATTTACGCTACCGCGCCTGGTGAAAGCGATGCGGAACCAATAGTTTTGCCGGAGTTAAGCACATTCGTTAACGTGGCTGTACCAAACGAATTAAGCTGGACAACCGGAGCAACCCCGAGTGTTTTGCTTAATGGTGCCGCTGACGAATCCAGTAAATCTATCACTGGATTGTACAACTTTGTAAACGGTAGCGAATACGATATAACGATTCGGGTTTCTTCGAGTGCTGCATGGATAGATACGTCAATAACTGTAAGATTTTTCGATAATGCCAACTCTGTTATCACCTCTCAGATATTTAGCGGAATAACAGGAGCAGCAGGTTCAACAATAGAAAGAACTGCTGGTATAATGGGTTTTGGGAATATAACCAAAGTTGGAGTAGCTGTTAATAGGCCGCCAACAGCAGCGGGAACATCCACTTATACCTTGCTTTCAATTTCAGGAGTTGAGTATGATGGCGAAGTCAGTTCAACGCAAATAACAGAACAGATTTGCTGTGATGTAGTTGAGGAGTGCGATACATTTGTAGAGTCATGACAATAGAACCTATATATATAACTTGGCTAAATTATCTTGGCGGCTTTGAATATTTTTTGTTCACTGCAAGGAAGGACTATGGAACAGAAGTTGAGGAAGTTGTCGAACAAGATAAAAACATTTTCAATAACTGGCCTTCATCTTATGGAGCTTTTGCAGACACGATTAAGCGTCAAGTGTATCGTAAAACCCGGGATTACATTATTGTAAGAAGTCAACATCTTACCAGAGATCAACTTGACGCTATTCAGTGGATAAAGAAAAGCCCACTGGTTCAGATTATAGAAAGCAGAACAAACAGGCGGACGGTTTTAGTTGATGCAGATTCATTCATTAAATATTCTGAGAATGATGATTTATATTCAATTCAATTTGTGATTCGGTTCACAGATAACAACCCAAGTCAAACGGTATGATCCTTAAAGCAAATGGAACCATATTAGACTTCAGTGGTGATATTGATATGCAAAGACAATCCAAAGTCTTTGAGGAAATCGATACCACTATGGGTGATTTTTCTTACTCCTTCTCACTTGACCCAACTGCTCATAATCTTAAAACACTCGGAATACAATCGGCAGATATTCGCAATAAGAGAATTTATTCACAGGTAGATTCTGAGCTGCTTGATGACGAAGGCTTGCTATTGCATCGTGGTATGTTGCGAGTGGAACGAATTACCAATGTTATCGAGTGCTCTTTTTTTTCCGGAAACTACAACTGGATTTCCCAACTGACTGGAAATGTTTCAGATCTTGACTTTTCAGAATACGATATAGATATAACGGAAGCTAACATTATAGCCTCAAGAGCTAACACAGAGGGTATAACATTCCCATTGATCGACAATGGGCCGCTTATAACGCGGTCTAGACCTAACCTAAAGGTAGAGGATCTGAATCCCTGCATGTATGTTAAAACTATATTCAAAAAGATATTTCAGAAAGCAGGAATAAAACTAAAGGGTGAACTTGTTAACGACTTCCTGTACAATAACACGATTGTTTGTAAGAACAACAAAAGCAAGTCAGATATTGACGACAGGTCAACATATGCTAATTTAACATCAGCTCAGACTCTTACCAACAGCACTCCGTCCATAATAGAATTTGATGACGATTCCACATTCCCGTTTTTTGATGGTTCGGAGAATAACTACGATCCGACAACATTCGAGTATACGGCTGACGTGAGGATGAATCTCAGAGTGCAGGCTAGTTTGAAAATGGAGGATAATTTATTTCTGATTGTAATAGCGATATTTAAAAATGGAGTTTTGTATTCAGGCAGCGGATCGCAGTCACGCAATGCCTCCATAAACGAAATTGTTCCATTGAACGCAGGTGATGTGGTTGACATTCGCGCAGAGTACGCAGACGGATCACACGCAACGTCAGATATACAAACCGCTACAGTTAAATTTACTCCCACTTTTCTTTATCGTGCCAGCGGATCTAATGCAGTGCCGAACTGGCCTAAGCAAGAATTTGTAGCTAACTTTTTAAACCTATTTAATGTCGTCACTGAATATGATCCTGTATCCAGGGAATTAACATGTAACTTTTTCGACAACATAAAGACTAAAACACCTGTTGATATATCTGAATTTATAAAAGTTCAGGAGCAGGATTTTACTGAGTTCATTTCCAATTATGGAAGGCGGAATGTATTCACCTTCGATGAGGGCAGCGATGAGGAGTTGAGGGAGTATAACGTGACTGAATTTATTAAATATGGCGCAGGTGTTATCTCGGTTAATAACGACTTTATTGAAGAAACTGCGGACGTGATTCAAAGTAAATTCAAATCCCCTATAAGCTATATTAACCCCGCATTTGATGCCAGCTTGGAAAGGGTTGATATTATATCATTATCTGAAGATGACCAAACTAATTTTACCGCTGTTACTGATTCATCAGGTCTCGCAAGATTTACAATAGACGATGACTTTTTCGCTGATGGTGATGTGGTCAGAGTTAAGGACAGCTCAAACTCAAATTACAATGGTGATTATGTTGTGGAGTCGATAAGCGCTGGATTTGTTACGTTAAAAGGTTTGGCGTATGAGGGCAGCGCCACAGGAAGGATAATAAAACTTAATTACGAATATTCAGATAATGATGACGTATTTTTATTTGTTAACATTCCTAATTACAGCCTGTCCAACTTCAGCGGTGTTACTCAGTTCACACTGCAAGACACTGCGTATACTTCGATAGCGTATGCATACTTTAATTTATTAAGTACCGGACGAGCTGTTAATGATGCTTATAAGCAATCTTTGAGCTTCGGAGAAATACTAAACCCATTAACCTATCAGCGGACTTTGCTTGAAAGTTATTGGAGTAACTTCGATGACATACTGAACGATCCGGTAAAGCTTAAACTGATAGCAACGATGCCTAAAAATATTTACCTATCATTAAGTCCATTAAACCCTGTTTTCATAAAGACATTGGAAAGCAGTAACTTATACTATCTTAACCTGGATCGGAGCTATAAAAACAGTCACAAGCCCTTTGAAATTGAGTTAATCAAATTGTAGTCATGGCCAAACAGCAAGCAATATTAGAATTACAGGTAGATCAAAGTGATCTTTTACGGAGTGCTGCGAGTTCTAAAAAGGCTTTGCTTGATCTGAAAGAGGAACAAACTGAGCTCAACAAAGCGCTTAAGACCGGAACAATTGATACTCAAAGATATGCCGAGGAGACCGTTAAACTTGAACAGAGATTAAAAAAAGAGCAAGCTACATACCAGGGCCTTACCAAAGCGATCAATACCAACTCTGGATCGTTGGACGCTCAACGTCTGAAACTTGCGCAGCTTACCCGGGAGAGAAACAGTCTAAATAAAACAACCGAGCAGGGGATAAAGGATTTTGATAGGCTTACCAAGGAGATTAAAGAGCTTAATACTGAAATCAGCAAACATGAGCAACAATCAGGTGATTTCAGAAGGAACGTAGGTAATTACGGAAATACTTTTAAAGAAGCCGCTGGCAACATACAGATTGCGGGAACTTCTATTAGTGACATTACCACAAAAATAGCCTCGTTTGCCAACCCCGCTACTGCGGCAGTGGGCATTCTTGGAGGTCTGGCCGCTGCATATTCCAGATCTACTATCGGAGCTAAAGACTTGGAGTTCGCGCAGAATCAACTCGCGGCCGCAACAACCCTGGTGACCAATAGTTTTGCCAGTATGATTTCCAGCGCTGAGGATGGAGAGGGCATTGTCAGCACTTTTGTTACTGCACTAATAGCATCAATTGATGGCATAGGAACAGCTTTAGAAGCCAGAGCGCTTGCACTAACACAGGAACGTTTGGAAGACCTTCAGCGCGAAGAACTATCTATCCGTGATCAGATCAATGAACGGCTTGAACGCAATTCCGAAATCATGACGGAATTACAAGACGAGCAAATTGAATACAATGATAAAATAGGACTTACAAATGAAGCAATTGCCAATATCCGGGCGAACGAAGAAGACATAACAGCTAATTTACAGGAGCAGTTAAAAGGCCAACAAAGGCTTTTAAGCAGTGATAAAGAGAACGATGAGTTAAAGACTGCGGTACTTCAAACCACATTAGAAATCGGTAAAGCTCAAAAAGACGCAGAAAAGAGGGTTCAAGCTATCTTAAGAATAGAGAAAAACTTAACCGAAGAGTATAATAAGCAGCAGGCTGCGCTGGCTTTTGTAAGGTCTCGCACGGGTCTATCCGGAACCGTGTCCGGGATCACCACAGGCCCAACCAAGCAAAGCATTTCAGGTGATCTACAAAGCGCAGGGCAGACACCAGTAGACGCAGCAACTCAAGCGATTGAGAAAGCCAAAACCAGCATTGAAAAGCAAGAATCTGAGAAACGTATCCGGCAAGCCGGAGATGAATTCAGAGCCAAACAGCTTTTAAGAGAGAAGGAGATAACAGCAATTGCAGATATTTCCAGCACGGCAGCGGGTATTTTTGATGAGCAGAGTGCGGCTTTTAAAGTACTGTCCACGATAGAAGCCACAATAAACACGTATAAGGCGGCAAACCTTGCCCTGGCGTCAGCTCCGCCTCCATTCTCCTTTGCGCTCGCAGCCGCGACAGTCGCAGCAGGGTTGGCAAATGTGGCCAAGATCAACGGACTCGAATTCGCTGAAGGTGGCTGGACTGGTCCAGGCTCAAAGTATGATGTGGCCGGAGTGGTTCATAAGGATGAGTACGTTACTCCTAAACACGTAGTACACAACCCTATGGCGCAACCCCATTTAAAAGCACTTGAAAAAATACGTACTGGGTACGCAGACGGTGGATTTGTTGTGCAGCAGAATACCGGGCCAGCTCAACAAAACGTTATGCTCATGAACGCAATAAAAAACTTACCACCTTCGGTTGTTGATATTCGTGAGTTTATTTCGGTAGAAGATCGTCTAAACAGCAAAATCAACGTTGTAAAATTACAGCCATGAGGTTCATCAATAAATACAACATATCCCAGGAAGCCTATGATAAAATGCTTAAGGATGGCGTAATCGGAATACAATGGCCCCGATGGGAAAGCATTTACGAAGACTTTAAAAAAGGCATGGCAATTCCCGGGGCGGTCAAAAGCCGTGTGATCATGGCTATATCCGATAAAGAGAACATTTCTGAGAGACATATCCGGGAAATAATATCGCGTCTCGAATAGGGAACTAAATACCCCTATCATATTAGTATTCATATTTGGACATTAGTGTCCAATGACTGGACACATTTACATTTATGGTTTTATTGGCACAGGAAAAGGGGAAATTTCCCTTAAAAACGTAATTTCCCAAGTTGACGATTTAGCTGATAACTATGAAGTCCATATTTTCTCTTACGGTGGCGATGTGTATGAGGGGTTTGCAATTTACAATTTCCTTTCTCAAAAGTTAACAAAACCGAAAGTTGCGAAGATTGAAAGCGTATGTGCTTCAATTGCAACGTTGGTGGCTGGCGCATGTGATACGATAGTGATGAGTGAGAAGAGCCAGTTTATGATCCACAATCCGAAAATTACGGAACTTGCATCGCCCTCAGATGCAAGGAACTTAAGAAATATAGCCGATCAGTTAGACCAGATCAAAACGCTTTTGATCGATGTCTATGAGAAAAAAACCGGCTTACCAACCAATAAGCTATGGGAGCTTTACGATAAAGAAACCTGGCTTACACCTCAGCAATGCTTAGAAATGGGATTCGCTGACGAAGTAGAAACCGCCTTAAAGGCCGTGGCAAAAATTAACCTCAATTCATTACCCATGGAAAAGAAACATGAAAATCTTTTTCAGCGGTTGATCAATGCTTTCAGAGCAAACCCGCCTAAAAACGAAATGCGAGAAACCTTGGAGGATGGACGAATCATTATTGTGCTTACTGAAGATGGAGATTGGACAGGCAAACAGGTTATCCAGGAAAACGGAGAAGCCTTGGAGGCCGGTACTTATAAACTTACATCTGGAAAAACATTCACAGTAGGGCCAGATTCAACTATTACCGAAGTGCAGGAAGCAACACCGCCTGAAAACAAGGAAGTAACACCACCAAACGAAGAAGAAATGGAAAAAGATAAAAAAATCGCAGAGCTCGAAGCGCAATTGACCGCTTTGAAAGCTGAAAAAGAAACTGCTGACGCTGCCACGGCTGAAGCCAAGGCAAACGCAGCTAAGATCGAAAACCGTGTTAAAAGCATGGAATCTGATTTCCTCAAGATGAAAGAGGAAATGACAAAAACTTTTGGCGACACCACATCGCCAGGGAAAGGCCCCGTGAATAAATTCTCAGCTCCTAAAATTGAGGATTATGACCCAATGGGCGAAGAAGCATTGAAAATTTTGAAAGCACAAAACAGAATCTAAGGCCATGACAAAAATAATTAACTCCATGTATACACCGGATTTCAGTTTCACTTATCCGGGCAAGCTTAATACCGAACTGGTAAGAAAGCCAAAAATACAGACACCGGCCTTGAGTGAACTGTTTACCATCAAAAATGGTGTGCGATGTGGTGAATACCTTAACTTGGTTCAGCCGCTTACCACGGTATTAACCAAAGGTACTGCAGATTGTTCTCCAACATACACACAAGCGGGCTCAATCACAGATAGGAAACTGGAAACAGGCCTGTTTGAGATCAATCTGGAATGGTGTAAAAAACACTTTGCTGCAACTTGTAACCAGCTTTCAGACTCCGATCTGATTGGTGATGGCATTAGCGGCTATGAGCTTGGCGGCCTCCTGCGTTCGATGATCTTCGAAGAAGTTCTAGAAGCTGCGAGACTTGATATTTTCAAGGTAATCTTCTTGTCAGACAACAGCCTTGGCGCTGGATCAACAAACAAATATAGCAATATCGATGGCGTATTTGTAAAGTTCACCGATGCGGCAACAGCTTATTGTGTTAAGACTGTAAGCAACACACTTCCAAACCAACACAACTCGGTTCTGAGCACAAACCAAGCCCGCGACACATTCCGGACTCTTTGGGGCAACGCTCAAACACTGCTTAAGCAGATGCCAGCAAGCCAGAAGCAAATATGGACAACTGGATCAATGTGGGAAAACTACTATGACTCAATCATAAACGATTGCTGCACTGAGGGATCATGGAAAGCCGGACAGGATGGTTTAGGTGATCGTCTCTTTTACCGTGGCGTGGAAATCCTGCCTTTGTGGGTGCTTGACGATGCGCTGGAGAACGATACTGATAACCCTTGGTATGATGAGATCAGGCACTTTGCAGTTTACACTGCTAAGTCAAACCACCTGTTTGGTACTGAGAACGCAGCAGACCTGAACAATCTTGAAATGTGCTACGATTGCCGGACAAAAACAACCTTGATCCAGGGTGAAATGCGTCTCGGTTACAACTTTGCACAGTGCGATTTGATTTCATGGGCTTACTAAAATAAAAAGGAGGAAATTATGCCTTTAGAATGCGGTATAAGTGCGGGGGTTGACGTTAATTGCGACAACCTCCGAAAGCCTGGTGGTTTATTTAGAGACGTTTGGGTATTCAATTTATCCGATCTTAGAACGCCAATTCCAGTGGAGCTGGCCGACTACGTGACGAACTTAGACCTACTTACATACCAATCTCTTTATAAATTCTCAGGCACCAAGTTTTCACACGAGGCAACATGGACAGAGCAGACCAGCGATGGGGGCAACAAATCATATCAGCAGCAAGTTATTCTCAGGTTGTTTAACAATGACCCTACGGATGACGCGACTATTGAAGATTTGGGTGTGGCTGAAGTTGGAGTTATTGTCCGTACAAATGCCGGTGAATTCTTGATATATGGAGCAGAGAACGGCTTAACGTCCGATGGCTCAACAGGCGGAGCAGGAAGGCAAGCAACTGACGCCACGACTTCACAGATCACTTTAACGGGGGTTGAAAGATTCCTGCCTAAGCGGTTGTTGATTGGCGGGTCAGCATCGAATACATTAACCTATCTGGAAGCAAGAACAGCGTAATCGTTTTTTGTTGTCAGTTCATAAAAAAAGCCGGGCTAAAAACCTGGCTTTTTGTTTTTACACTATTTTAAAACACTGAAATTGGAAAGACTTTAAAACAATTTAAAGAAACACCTGCCACAACGATCATCCGACAGGTATTCTTTAATGCTTTTTCACGGGTAGTTGATGACTTTCCCCCGGCAATACAAAGGTATAAAAATATCATTCCGAAGCAAACAGGCACTTTTTAAAATATTTTTTAAGGATTTTTTTAAAATTTGGGTATTTTGAGGTACGTTTAAATCATGAACGCCAGTCGAATTAACCATTAAATGACAATCAACTTACCATATATATCTATGAATATTCAACTTGAAATGGACAAGCTTAAAACGGAGAAATCCGATCTTGAAGCAGTGATTGAAACGCATAAAGAGCGAATCAAAGCCATTAATTTAAAGCTCCGTAAACTTGACACCGTGCTCAAGCACGCGCAAGGCATTTTAACAGATCAGGAGGGAGTCAGAGAACACGAAGAGTCAGAGGCATGAGCAAGGCAGAACTAAAAGCCGCTATTGACGCTGATGGAGGTGTAAAAAACCAACGTTCTAAACATTGGGATGCTGCTTTTACGCTTCACAATTCGCAGCCAGGAGTCAGAAGGCTTAAACGTGGTTGCGGTTCTTGTTATCGTGAGCTTTATGAATGGTTAAGTAAAGTATAACTGATATGTGGATAGCAATTTTGATAGCCTTTATAATCAGTTCCCCTTTTGTGGTTGGTATAATTACATGCTTTAGTGATAAAAACATCAGAAATGCCGGGAAAGCAATTATTGTTGAGCCTAAACATCAACATGAATGGAAATTGCAATACCAAACTGGCAACGCTGTGGATGGTAAAAGTGATGTGGTTATATGTGATTGTGGGCAATGGGCTGTGTATCACAGGAATCCGGCCTTCGGTGAATTGCATAAATACCATTTGATAGATAAATGAGTGCGGAGCTTTGGCAAATTTGGTACCAAGACTCGCAAAAAGTGGAATGTTTTCCTTTTGCTAATCTATATTTTAATGAAAAGCTCACCATTTTCTTCGAGAACGACCCGATTGTCAGACTTGTTACGACCACTAAAGCAGAAAAAATAGCCGTGTGTAGCTGGAAATTACGTCAGAAGATGAGATTAAGGGTTGGTAAGCGCGGAAAACTTACGGAAGAAGCATTAAACTCGAATTATGAAGTACTTTCTTTCACTTCAAATACAAAATATCACCGTATGTTAGCCGCTGCCGAGGCGTGGCATCCAGGATTTAAGCCAGCGATGCAGAAAATTTGTGATCAAATAGGCGTTACACTGCCAGGAGAGGTTAGGAGCCCAATCTATCAGAATCATTTTTCGGCCAGGGCTGACATTTATTTGGATTACGTGAATACATATTTGCAACCTGCTATGGAGGCAATGATATGGTTTAGTGATCTGCATCAAATCGTAATGCAGGACAGCCACTACAGCGAATTATCTAACCAAAATCCAGATCATTTGAAAGATAAAATAGGAGTGCCATATTATCCGCTCGCGCCATTCCTTCTTGAAAGACTGTTTTCTATTTATTGTCACAACAAAAAAATTAACGTTACATATTTATGAATTTACATGACATGCCGGATTGTAATCATCACATGAGGCCCAATCTAAAGGTCGCATCAAAAGTGACTGGTATTGACTTGGAAAATCCGATAAATTTATCCGAGATGGAAGTGTATGAGTGTATATGCAGACCAGAGAAGACACAATACGGAATGAAATTCGAGTTGACGGCACAATTGAAAGGTTGGGATTTTAATACGGACACAGGGGAAACCGATGAAATCACTGTGACTATTGTTAGGATATCATCAAAAAGACCAAAAATCGATCTATGATTAGTGTAATCCATCCGAGCCGTCAACGCCCGCAGAAAAGCTTTCACAATGCTGTAGAATGGCTTAACAAAGCCCAGTGCGAAGTTGAACTAATCGTGAGTATCGACAACGATGACAAAACAAAAGTCGAATACAGCAAGCTATACGCACCAATAGCAAATCATTTTCTCGTTAATAATAACCGATCAGCAGTTGACGCAATCAACAAAGGCGCTGAAGTTGCAACCGGTGATATTCTGCTAGTTCTATCTGATGACTTTCGTTGCCCTGAAGGATGGGGCAAAAGGCTGGTCGAATTAACAGGAGGCAAGAAATATTGGATTGCCAAAACTCCTGATGGTATTCAGCCGTGGTTAATCACTATGCCTATAATGGATCGTGAGTATTACAATCGATTCGGGTATGTTTATTTCCCTGATTATTTGCACCTATTTTGTGACACGGAGGTGTCTTGTGTTGCCGATCTCACCGGCAGGAGAATTAATTTAGACATTCCATTTGTGCATGATCACTATTCGGTAGGTAAGTCAGATAAAGATGCAGTAAGCAAAAAAGCCGATGCAACTTGGGAGCAAGGTGAAAAACTTTTTCTTGAAAGATTTAAAAATAAATTCTACTTGAAAGACACACCTGGGAAAATAACAGATCCGACATATATCAATTGGGCTAAAATGAAAGGGGTAACAATTATACAATGAAGTTAGCTATTCTCATACCGACCTTACCTGAGACTCGCAACATAAACCTGTTGCAGAGATTACGTGATCGTATTGATAAACAGGTTGAAAAGTATCCGGATGTAAGAATAACGATCAATGACGCGCCAAGGTCGATGCCTACCGGAACAAAGCGAAACCAATTGATAAGTATTAGTGGTGCCAGTGAATACTTTTGTTTTATAGATGATGATGACATGGTATCGCACAATTATGTGTCGTTGATCATGGAAGCTATTGAAAAGAGTCCGGACGTTATAACTTTCAATGGATGGATGACCACAGACGGAAATCGCAGGCAGGATTTTGAAATAAGATTAGGTGAAAAGTATGAAGAGCGCAATGGGAAGTTTTATCGGTATCCAAATCATCTATGCGTTTACAAAAGAGAAAAAGTATCTCACGTGAAGTTTCCCGCAACCTGGCAACAGGAAGATTACATATGGGCGACAGAAATAAAAAACAAAGGACTTCTTAAAACCGAGGTTCATATCGATCAAGACTTGTACTGGTATGATTTCCAAAGCAATAAAACGGATAAGCCAAACACTGGTTTGAAAGTCAGAGAAACAAGACTAAACAGAAGGTATAGATACAGATGACAGCAGTAGAATACGCGTTAAATTACGCCAAACAAATAGCATACTCTTCAAAAGAAACATTATTGTCTACCCATAAATCCGCTTTAGAGATGCGGAATAGGCGCGGGGTGTTTATTGAGTGTGGCGTGGCTGCTGGCGCTCAAATTATTATGATGGCTGCCGCTGCGCCTGAAAAGATGATATACGCTTTTGATTCATTCCAAGGAATACCTTTACCATCAAACAAAGACGATCAGTATCCAGGCATAAGAAAAATATCCAAGGAAGAACAATCCAATTTACCTCAACCAGGCGAACAGATTTTAGAATCTTCCGGGGCTACTGTTGTAAGTGAAGAAACATTTTGGGAACATGTTAATAAATCAGGCGTAGGCACAAAGAATATTAAAACCGTTCCAGGCTGGTTCGAGCACACTACAAAAATGTTCGGCAGCATGCACACACAAATAGCTTTGCTTCGGCTTGACGGAGACCTATACAATTCAACAAAAGTATGCCTTGAAAATCTTTACCCGCGTGTTGTAAGTGGTGGCATTGTCATAATCGATGATTGGGCTTTGCCTGGATGCCAACAGGCCGTATGCGATTACTTTAAAAGTATTGGAGCCTTTTTTCAAATGCAATTCTACGGGCATGTAGATAGTCAAATAGCTTACTTCTATAAACCATGAGCACTACTTTATCCATACTCATACCGACCACGCCAGACAGAGGTGAAATGTTCACCGGTTTGTATAACGAACTGCAAAATCAAGTGGAATACTGCAAAACATTTCATCCGTCATTAGGTAATGTTCAAATATTGGTTGATGACTCGGTAAAATTTCTTGAAGGTGGTTTAAGCATAGGGAAGAAAAGAGAGGCTCTTGTAATGCGTGCGCAAGGTAAATACTTATGCTTTGTGGATGACGATGATTTAGTAAGCGGTAATTATTTGGAGACGCTACTAAGACTTTGTCAAAATGATGCGGACGTAATAACATTCAGATCATTCTGTATGCTAAAGCAATTCTTATCAGTGGTTGACATGAGCTTAAACCACGAAGAAAACGAGCAAATGAACCCCGACTTTATTGTCAGGCGAAAACCCTGGCATATATGCCCGGTGAGGAGTGTGTATGCAAAAATGCACGGATTTTTAGACATAAGTTATGCTGAAGATTGGGATTGGTTTGGCAGAGTTTTGCCAATGTGCGCTAATGAGGTACATACAAACGCAATACTTCATGTTTACAGGCATGGCGATCATTCAGAAAGCGATAAAATAACACGTTACTTAAATGGCGATGAAAAACTATTCTCAAAATAACGAGCAGCAAGTAATTCTTGACTACTTCAAAGGCAAGGTGGGAACATTTATTTCTTTAGGTGAAAACGATGGAGAAACATTTTCAAACGTTCGCGCACTGGTTTTATCGGGATGGCGTGGTGTAATGGTTGAGCCTTCGCCAAAAGCTTTTGAAAGACTCAAAGCTCTATATAGAGGGCATAAAGGCATTTACATTTATCCATACGCAATCAGTGGTCATAACGGAAAGGCTATACTACAGGAGTCAGGCCCGCTGTGTTCCGCTGCTGATGTTGGGTTAGTGAGTACATTTCACGCTCACGAAATGGACAGGTTTAAACGAAGTGTTTCCTACGAACCTGTTGAAATACGATGCTTCAAGTGGAAGACTTTTTTGAATAGGCTTTCGATCAAAGAATTTGATTTCATTTCACTCGATATTGAAGGCGAAGAAATGAACGTACTCCCTGATATGGACTTAAGTAAAACATCCATGATCTGTATAGAATGGAATTCAAACGCGAACCTTAAATCAGCGTATAAAGAATATCTGGATGGATTTAATTTACTGTATGTTTCGGCAGAGAACCTGATTTATGCAAGATAAAGGACTTATATTAATGATAGGCATAATGTGGATATTGTTATTATCTATTCCGACCTACATTATAACGATGTTATGTTACGGACATACTTATGCATATATACTGCGATCAGATATAATGATTGTGTTAATATGTTTGTTTGGCGGATACTTAGGAGTTATCGGAACAGTAGGTGGAGTGCTGGAAATTATAGATAAGAGAAAATCAAAATGATCATTGTAAACTTTTCCACTAGCCAATACCTGAAAGGTCAAAAAAGACTCTCTGACAGCATATCAGAGCCTTATTTAAAACTGATGTTCACCCAATACGAAATAATTGGAAGCCCAACACATCAGCAGAGCCCTTACGAGTTTAAAATACATGCGATAGAAAAAGCATTTGAAATCGATCCGATTGTATTATGGGTTGACTCAAGCATGTGGCGTGTAGGCGATCTTTCTATAATTGAAAACTTGATTAAACAAGACGGATACTTTTTAAGCGAAGCTGGCCATTATGCAGGACGTTGGACAAATGATTTTGCACGAAGCTACTTCCAGGTAACTGAAAAAGAAATGAAGCAGGAGCAAGGGGGAATAACAATGTTCAGCGCGGGATTACTCGGACTAAATATAGAATCAGAAATTGCTATGGAATTCTTTCGTCAATGGAAAGCCTCTGCAATAGCAGGCACATTTAAAGGTGATTGGAGTAATCACCGTCACGACATGACGGCAGGCAGTATTATTGCTTCGCGGCTTGGTATGAAGTACCAAAGGGGTGGCCAACATATGGCATATATTGGCCCTGGTTACTCTGAGCCTGAAAGCAATGTAATATTTTATTTACAAGGCCTATGATTGTTATTCAATCATTCATTAGAAAAATAAATACCGAAAATAAGGTTGTATGCTTTTTTAAGGGTAAATACTCGTCACAAACGTGTGAAAAAATTCATGAATTTTTAAAGAGAAAGATTGAATACGCGCCATATGTATTAATATTTCTACTATTATCCTCATGCTCTGCAAGGTGGCACTTAAGACAAGCTGAAAAGCACCTGAAAAAAGCCGAATTAAAAGGCGCGCAAGTTAAAGCCGATACAATATTCGTTAAAGATACGGTTGTCACCCAATACGTAACACATGACACGCTATTCAGATCAGCAGTAGGCGATACAATATTAATCGAAAAAGAAAAGCTGCGCATAAAGTACGTAAGACTTGCTGGCGATACGGTTCACATACAGGGCGAGTGTTTGCCTGACACTATAATACGCGAGATACCGGTAACCATTCATAAAGAAATAAAAGCCCCTGATCGGTGGTATCATTCATTGCCTTGGTTGTTGTTGCTTGTGGCAATTGGGATTGCAATAGGAATTTTTATTAAATCAAGATGAGCACACTAACCGAGTTTGTTATTTATTGGGCCGTGCTACTTATTGCAGTGGCTTGGATTTGGGGTTTTGAATTCTGCTTTCAATCAGGGGAGATATTTGGTAAGCTCGGGGATTGGATGCGTGCGATATTTCCGGAATGGATCAACAAGCCGTTATTTGATTGTAAATTTTGCATGTCTTCAGTTCATGGATCTCTGATATTCGTTACATTCCTTTGGGGATGGCCTGTTTACGTATGGGTGATATTTTGTTTTTGCTGCTGTGGTGTAACTGCAATTTTTGATAGATGAAAGCACCACTAATTATTTTAGCGATATATTATTGGATAGGCTTTATATTCTTCGCCATATTTTTAATAATCGACTTAAAGAAAAATGGGTTAACAATAAAGGAGATTCCTGGATATTTGGCAATGCTTTTTATTATACCGTGGATATGGATCTTATTTGTTGCAATTCAAATACACGAATGGTGGGAAAATATCGAAGATAAGAAAATTTTTTAAAATGAGATTAGCTGCAATTTTTTGCGTGTGGGACGATTACGATCTATTAGAGCACTCTGTTAAAAACATCGAGCCTTTAGTTGATGGAGTTATAATAATCGCTTCAGAGACTAGTAATTACGGCATACATTCGGAAATTCCTGATCAATGGAAAGACGTTTTTAAATGGGAGCCGTCCTTAAGGCTTAAGCCGGCAGAGAACGAAACCAGGAAAAGAAACTACGGATTAGATATCGCACGTAAAGCCGGATATACGCATTTCATATGCATGGATGCTGATGAGTTTTATAGACCGGACGAATTTCTACATGAGAAAGAAAAGTTCCACGTGAATCCCGATTTGGCCGGACTTGTTTGCGGCTCTCGGGTATATTTTAAGTCACCCACATTGACGATTGGAATGGATATTACTCGGGTTCCGTTTATTCATCGGATAACACCGACATTAAAACATCAATTTAACTCTAAATATCCGTTTGCTTTTGAAGGCAGAGGGATAAGAATCGATCCGACTAGGCAGTTGAATATAAATTACGGTGTTGAATGGTCTGAAATCGTAATGCACCATATGTCGTATATACGAAAAGACTTTAAAAAGAAGATTAAAAACTCAACTGCTCGGTATAATCTCGAAAACTCAACCATAATGCAAGACTTAGCCCTTGCGAATGAAGGGGTTTATTGTAACTTTTACGGGAAAGTGTTAGAGCGCGCGCCTAACTACTTCAATATCCCAGAATATGGCGTGGAGGTTCAAGATATTCAATCAAATCCGTAATGTTTACCGGCAGGTAACCGAAAAGTCACAGGTAAACAACGAAAAGTACATTCCATATTTTGATTATCAAGGAAACCACTATGATAATTTCCCGCTGGAATGGTCCAAAATCATCAGAGAAAGCCCTTCCGGATCGGCATGTCTCGGCACTGTTCAGGATTTTTTAAAAGGCCATGGGTTCTCTATCACAGGTGCAGAGATCGATCTTGAAAATCTGGTCATAAATTCCAAAGGGCAAACATTTTGGCAATTTCACCAAGAAACAGCAGATTCATTTGCAGAATACGAAGGATACTATTGGTTGATTCGGTATAACAAAGCCGGCAGGATAACCGAAATGGAGGTCTTGCCTTTTGAAAATTGCCGCCTCGGGGAGCCTGATAGCAACGGATGGATAGATAAAATTTATTACAACCCGTTTTTCGGAACTGTTTTCTATAAAACCTCTGACAAAAGGCAAACAACATGGTATCATGCTTTCCGGCCTGAGAGTGTACAGGCCCAAATGCAAAAAGACGGTGACAAATACCGGGGCCAAGTGTACTTTTTCGGAACTACAAACGCTTTAAGCCGATTTTACCCGGTTCATTCAGCATACTCTGCTAAAAAATGGATGAAGATCGAAGCCGGAATTTCAGACTACCACGAGGACAACATCAACAACGGCCTTTTACAGCCTTATATTCTGGTTATGAAGGGTAATCCGGACGCCCCGAGCACAAACCCTGATTACCAAAATGTCAACGATGGCCAGCCCGCCACGGTTGCCCAGGAATTTGACGAGGTAATGGGGAATAATTTTATGGGGGCCAAGCGCGTGGGCAATGTTTGGGTGCAGTGGGTGAACCAAGGAGAGGAGAAACCAGAGGTTGTTCCTCTACCGACCAATGCAAA